TCAGACTCTTCCCTATCGTCCCAAAAAGATCCAATAGTGTATCTTACTCCACTTTCTATTAATGATACTTCGTGCATATTGTTAAATCCCCCGTCAAATACGGCAAGCATGCCAACCTGTGGCTTAATTTCGATATTTTGATCTGGAAACCTCAATAGTCCACCCTCAAAGTTATCGTTTAAGTATAAAAACCCTGCATATCTGCTTCTCGTAAATGCTCCAGCGTTTCCTTCATGATCTGTGTTGTCAGAATGAATTCTTGCATAGGCTCCTGGCTCCCACTTTTGTGTGTGGTACCCAATCTTAGATATAATCTTTGGATCAAGATCGTGAACTGATGCTATCGCCTCTGGCATCATTTTTTCAATGTCTGAAAAGATTGTTGGTACAAGGCCAGCATCTAACACTTCTTGATCATTGTCTTGTGGAAGGACAGATGAATATGACTCATAAAAAGATATTGGCATCCACGATATTTTTCCATTTGCTGCCTGTGCATCTAAAGCATTAATCATCTTAGCGCACTCTTCACTGCTAACAAAATTTTCATAAACAACAATGTCTTTTGTAATTCTTTTTTTATTGTTTAAGTTCATGGCTTTCTGTCTCCTGTGTGCTCTGTAATCTCCCAGAAGAATGGACATGTATATCTAATACCACTTTTAATTTCTGTTACTCCGTGAATATAGTTCATGTCCCCTGGGAAAAAGTAAGCAGCGCCTTTTTTTGGCTTAAACTTAACACCTTGTTTTGGAAAGTATAATTCTCCACCTTCGTAATCCTCATTTAAATAAAAAAGGCTCGATAGGTCATAGTTTGGAAAATCATTTGGAAGACCTGCATCAGGTCCTTCGTGCAGTTCTTTGTCTGCATGAGGGTTTTGAAATTGTCCTGGAAGCCACCTAACAATAGTTGTTCCAGTAGGCGTAACTTTTACTTTATAGAACTCTTCAACAATTGGCTTTAATCTTTGGAATAATCCTGCAATTACTGGTGCAATAGTTGGGTCATTTTTGTCTAAAGAAGGGCTTGTGCAAACTCTATCTTTCCAGTAGTCTGAATCATAAACAATAGTTCCATTTTCATTTACATGTGTTTCTGTTACATCCCAGATAGTTAAAGACTTTGCAGCCTTTTCTAAAAAAACTATTTCCTCTTCTGTCATAAAGTTTTCCAACTCTACAATCATTTCTTTGCTATCTCCAAACCAGCCAGAAGGTGTCATTGATGGCTTTCTAACGACAACAGAAGAGTTTGTTATTTCCATATCTTGATTATATCATAGAGTTTAAACTCTACAATTCCCTTTCTATTTCTAATTGCTTTAAGAATCTTTCTGGATCAAATCTCCAATTATCTTTTGCAAATGATTTAACAATCTTAATACAGACATCTTCATAGTCATTTTTATCTAACTTGTCCTTAAGAGGGCGAAGCGCCTCAATAGTATCAATATAGTTCTGTCTAACAAAAGATGGGTCTCCAGCGTGGTTTCTTTTTAAAACCTTTGTTAGAGTATTTCCAGATGGCTGATACAAAGATACAGTCAGATAGTCTTTAGCAAATCCTGCATCTTGATACATTTCATATCCTTCTAGTGCCTGCTCAACATTATCAAAAGAGATTATTGATCTTACTGGAGACTCTCCATCTCTAGATACAGTTATCATGTAGTGACCAACCTTGCCCTCTTTGGCATTTTTAACATAATCGTTAACCATATCATCATGTGTCATATTTAATTCGCTCATCGTTTACCAGTATTATCGTTTACATAAAGTTTTAAAGTTTTTGTTTCATGAGTTCCCAAAGTTTCACCTTTTTCGTTTACAGCATCTCTATACCAGTCTGTCCACTTTCCAGAAGAGTTCAAGACTTGTGCTGCCTCGCCATAAGATATGTTGGCATTAGTTCTTTCTCTGTCTTCATCCTTATAATCAAATATCTCTATGGCGCTATTGTTTAAGTTAGTTAAGGATATTGGAATTATGGTTGCTAAAGGAGTTCCAGCCTTTATTGTTATTTGCTTATTTGCCCTCCTTGCCTTAATTGCTAAAGGAAGCGGATTGTCATAAAAAGAAGTACTAATTAAATTAGACATGGTTTCAAAGTCTTCACTAAAATAATTTACTGGGCTTATTGTAAGAATGCTGACATCTGAATCTGTTCTAAAAACTAAGCCAGTACTAAGGCTAATTGAAGATTGTCCTCTTCCAGAGTATGCTCCCTGTGGTGCAGAAATAATTTCAATATGGTCAGATGTTTGATCATTTACGCCATCCCAAACAAAAACAATATCTTCTTCACAATAAAGGCTCCAGCCGACGACGTTTGCCTGTGTTACTGGAAAACATCTGTATGCATGGTTTTCTGATGTAGCGTCCATCCAGTCTCTTTTAATAGACATTGGAGCAATAGCAAAAGGATTTCCTTGCATCTTTTCAACTGAAATATTAAACATTACTCATTGTCCCACTTAGGATCATACATGTCTGGTGTATGATATTTCTTGCTGTAGTCTAGCATCGTAACAATAGAATACTTAGTTCCTGAATGAACTGGCATTGCCTGATGAGGATACATAAAGTTTGATGGGAAGATATAGAGATCTCCAGCCTCTGGCTTTATGTTTAAATTTTGTAACCTAAAATATAGTTCTCCACCCTCGTAGTCATCATTAACATATGCAACAAGAGATACAGTACAGTTATAAGAATATCCATGGTCGTGGTGTTCTTTAAAATGCTGGCCTGGTCCATACTTAATAAAATTAAATGCTTCCCAATACTTTAGAGGCATGATGTTGTGCTGTCTTCTATAGTCTTCGACTGCTTCATTTTGTGCATCATATATGTCTTGCCATAGGGATTGCAACTTTAGAGAATCTTCTCCCTTATCCAACTCTATGTCTGTTTTCTTAAACTTAAAGTCTACACAGTCTCTGTACTCTGGCATTAGTTGTTGGTATCCTACATATGCTGGCATCCAGTGATATCTTTTACCTTCTGGAGATAACTTTCCATACTCAGCAACTGATCCAAGTGTGTTTTCAAGCCTATTTATAACATCAAACTCTTTTTTAATAACGCCCTTGTAACAAAATATGCCATTGCCAAGGTCTTGCTTATCTGTCCATGCCTGCATCTTATAGTCCTTATCTATATTCTCGTCTTGACCAAACTTTGTTTTTATATACCCCGCCATCTGGCTGACGATAAAACTTTGCGTTATCTACCATTTTACCATACATAACAGATTGATCTAAAATGTCTATTTCGTGTTCCCAGTTTTCTCTTTTAAAAGGAAGAACCTGCAGGTATGGGGTTCCTGCTGGGATAGTTCCTTCCCATCCATCTGCAATAAAAAATGGAAAACTTCCAAGAAGATGCACCTTGTCACTGTCAACAATTCCAGTAGTGTTCATGAATGGAAGATCAAATCTATTCATTGGTGTCATAAACAAGGCACTGTAGCCTTCTGGCAACTCTAGACCCCAGTCAGAACTCCAAGCAAAATGATGTGTATAAAATCCTTTTGGATGTTCAAACTGTGGCATGGGAGGCCTCTGAGTACAAAAATCTTTGTACCTAGGGTCATCAATTTTTACATTAATTATTCCTTGAGAATTTTTGGTGAATGTTAAATCGCACGGAGTTCTAAAAACATAACCAGTTGAAAATGCATCCATAATTGCTGGACACGCTTTCCATGTAGGAATTTTTCCATAGTCATCTGAGGTTCCTTCTTTTGGAAAAGGACAAACCTCTTTTGTTGCTTTGTAATATTCACCATTTGGCATTTTTGCAAATCTATCTGCATCTTTATACCATTCTGGAATTTCTTTTTGTGTTGGAACTGGAACAGAAACACTTTCCTTGTTTAGCCATGGTCTAAATGATCTAAATATTGCAACTAGAGACACTACTTGTGTCCTAGTTCATTAATATCTGTCATTACTACAACACAATACTTTGTTCCCTCTTTCATTGGTAATGATGCATGCTCATAAATATAGTTAGATGGACAAAGGACAATATCTCCTATTTTTGGAGTATGAGTGTATCCATCCATTCTTGGGAACCTGATCTCTCCCCCTTCATAATCTTCGTTTATATAAATAACAGCAGAAACTGTGCAGTTATACATCGGACCATGGTCTGCATGAATATTAAAGTGTGTTCCTTCACCCTCGTACTTAACAAAATTAAATGCCTCATAATATACTACGTTGATTCCCCAGTATCTTGCATAATCGTCAACGCAAAACTTTAATTTTTGATAAATCTCTTCGTGAAGGTCAAGAAGTTCTGCATTGTGCTCATCTCTTGGCCCTAGGTTCTCTTGCTTAAATCTAAAATCTACAGCGTCTCTGGCTTTCTTAATTGGAACATCTGAGTTAGTTACCTTTGCTTCTGACCACTTATACTTTCCATTACCGCCCAAATTAGACTCTAGAATTCTTATATATCTTTCTGAATCTTCTTTTGAAAATACATTTCTGTATAGATTAATTCCAAGTGCTGGATTTTCAACTAAAATATTATTACCAATGGTTTTTTCTGGATATCTGTTTGTTGCTGTTTCAGATCTATCTTTTGTAAACCATACATTGTCATTTTCGTCGTACACCATAGTTGTAAGCCTTTCGCTATTGTTAAATACTAAAGTTTGAAATTATATAAATCTTGAGCCGTCCCAGCCATGGGTTTCCCCTGCAGCAACTGCCTGGTCTTCTGGAACCTTAACCAAGATAACATCACCAGTAAACTTTTCAGACATAAAATCTGAAAGAACCGATGTATTACTAATGGCAAAATTTGCTATCAAAACGTTCTCAGAAAGGAAAGAAAATTTCTTGTGATCGTCCCAAATATCTACTGGTTCTGATCCTTCAGGAAGTTCTACGCCTCCTGAAAAAGATTCTCCATCCCAGATAGACTTAAACTTTGCATTATTTTTAAATGAAGTTGTTTCCATTCCAATAGGAGATGGTTGTTTTGCTAAAGCGTTCTCCACTAAAAGATTTTTTTCAGCATCCGCATATGGAAGCATTGTATGAATAACATCCCAAGATGTTTCATTTCTTTTCGATAAAACTGCGTACATAGTATCTCCTTTTTGTAACTATTAGTATATCATACACCTGATTGGGTGTGTATTGTTTTATACACACCCATCAAGTTTAGCAAGCACATGGGTAACATGGGCAGTTCCAGCAATAATTTGCACTACATCCTCCACCCACTCCCACTCCGACTCCGACACCGACACCGACACCGACACCTACTGATGGTGGTGTAAAGTACGGGAAGTATGGTGGGAAGAATGGGAAGAATGGGAAGAATGGGAAGAATGGTGGGAAGAACGGGAAGAATGGGAAGTAAGGGAAGAATGGTGGGAAGAACGGGAAGAATGGGAAGAATGGGAAGTAAGGGAAGAATGGTGGGAAGAATGGAGGAGTAGTAACACTATTAGATGATGCAGATGTTACAGAGGTTCCATTAGCATTAACTGCCCGTACTGTATATGACTGTGCAGTATCTGCTTCTTGTGCAACAACTACAGATAATGATGCTGTTGATCCAGACTTTCCATCAGAAGATGCCCAAACATATGAAGTAATTGCTGAGCCACCATTATTTGGTGCAGTCCAAGAAACAGTGTCGTTACCAATTGCAGTTGTTGCAGTTGGTGCGCTTGGTGTTGCTGGAACTGTTGTTACTGTAATTGATGCTGATGCACTAGATGCTGCTGATGTTCCAGAAGCATTTGTTGCAGTAACAGTAAATGTTGGTGTTGCAGAAGAAGCAATACCAGTTACAACAATAGGAGAAGATGCTCCAGTTGCTGTTTGTCCAGTGCTTGCTGTAACTGTATAAGATGTTGCTGGAGGGGAACCTGCTGGCAATTCAAATGCTACAGAGCCTGCACCATTTCCAAATGCTCTACCTGTTCCTACGTTTGTAGCAACAACATTAATCGGTGGTTTTGGCTCCAAGAAGTCATTTGCTGCTTGGGACTTTTTACCTACTTTTTTATTTGCCATCTTTTAATTCCCCTTTTCTTATTACAATATTACTTAAGATCTCCGTAAACAACCCATGTATTTGCTGCTCTCTTGAAGAGAGTTGCAGATGACCATTGTCCACGTAGTGTTAATCCTGGTGTAGCATTTGCTGTTACGCCTGCTGCTGCTGCGATTGCAACTCCACCAGTATTTGTCTGAAGAACGTCAATAGATGTTCCAATTGGATAATTAAGTGTAGAGTCTGCAGGAATTGTAACGCTAACTGCTGATCCACCTGTGTGTGAAACTTCAATTAATGAGTCTCTTTCTGTAAGTGCTGAAAGTGTATATCCTGCTGTCTTTTGGATAATAGGAGTCCGTGAAGGAGTTCCTTCCTTTGTCTGAGTTCCGTCTGAAAATACTACACCAGATGAAGGAGTGACTGTTGTTGCTTCAAGGGCAGCAACCTGTAGATTATCAAGTGATCCTTGTGTAAAGTCAACTGTTGTTGATGGCTCTGTAGTTACGCCCTTAAAGATCTTCCACTTATCAGCAGAAACATCTCTTACAACACCTGAGTGCTTTGCTGCACCATCATTGTATCCAACCACAATACCAAGGTCAACTGTATTTGCTACATTTTGGTGAGCAAGTTGAACCATGTTATCTTCAATTGTGATAGATGTTGATGATGCGTTAAATGTTGTACCATTAACAGTTAGGTTTCCATCAACTGTTAGGTTCTGGTCAATTTCTACTGAACCAGTAAATGTTGCTCCTGCAAGTGATGCCTTTGCATCAAGTGCTGTTTGTGTAGCAGTTGAAACTGGCTTGTTTGCATCTGAAGTATTATCAACATTTGCAAGTCCTACTGAAGACTTTGTAAGTGCTGCTACTGCAGTTGAAATTTTTGTGTCTGCGTTGTTTCCTGCTGTTATAACTGCTGCATCTGCTTTGGTTGTTGCATCTGCTGCTGCTGTGGCAACCGCATCTGTCTCTGCTTGATCAGCATATGCTGTAGTTGCAATTGTTCCATCGATATCAAATCTTTGGTCAGCCTGATTCCAGTCAATACCAGTTCCTGCAAGTGATGACTGATTTACTGTTGCTCCTTCTAGAGCAGTTGCAAGATCTGCAGTTGTTACAAGAAGAGATGTGTCTGCAATTCCGTGGACGCTTGTTGTTTCTGCAACGTGTGTTCCAAGATCTCCAGAAACTACAGAAACTGCTCCTGCAAGATCTGAGTCAGTAACTAGTACTGATGTATCTGCAATTCCATGTACGTTTGTTGTAAGACCATTATGGTTAGTAACCGCTGCTGAAATTGAGTCTGAAAGATTTGTTGCTGTTACTAGAACAGATGTATCTGAAATGCCATGTACGTCTGTTGTGCTAACATTGTGCTCATGTAGGTTTGCCAAAGATGCCTTTAATGATAGGGCATTTGCTACTCCTGAAGCAAAGTTTGCATCATCTGCAATTGCTGCTGCTAGTTCATCTAATGTGTCAAGAAGTCCTGGAGCGCCTCCGATTAGGTTGTTTACCTTTGTCTGAACAAATTCTGTTGTTGCAATCTGTGTTGTGTTAGTTGCTGCGCTTGCTGTTGGTGCTGTTGGTACACCAGTAAGTGCTGGTGAGGCTAGAGGAGCCTTTGTTGCAAGATTATTTGTTGTAGTTGTAAAGAACTCTGGGTCGTCGCCAATTGCTGCTGCTAACTCGTTTAGAGTATTTAGTGCTCCTGGTGCGCCATCAAGTATGGCTGCTAGTTCTGCTGCATTAGCAAAATACTGCAAGTTACCCCATGTAGAGGAACCATTACCCATCTTAAACTTACTTGTATCAGTTTCAAAACCGATTTCACCTGCTGCTAGAATTGGGTTTGCAGCCGTCCATTGTGCTGCAGTACCTCTGCGCTGTTGCATTCTTGTTGCCATTTATGTATTCTCCTTATGGGGGCTGCCCATTAACTTATCTTATTATAACCCCTGTTTTAATTGAAGTTATCTACTACACTACCGCCATCGAATACAACTGTCCACTCTGTTGTAGAGGGTCCACCTGCATCCAAACCTACACCCAATGGGCTGTTGAATGATCCACCTTCATAGAACTGGGATACTATGAAACCAGTTCCATCAATTGCGGTATCGTGAATGTGCTGTGGTAAGTTATTTGTATCATCAATAGTTGCTTGGGTATACCAAGTTCCATCGTAATAAAAATTAACTCTATTTGTTAGAGTATCTAACCACTGTGTTCCGTTTGTTGGTGAAGAAGGAGCAGTAGATCCAACTGTCATTGATCCTGTTAGAGAATCTACATACTCCTTAGTTGCTGCATGTACTGCAAGAGTTGGTGCTCCTACTGTTACTGCATCTCCGAATGTACCGCCGTTAGTTACGACTAATCCATTCTTGACCTTGAAGTCTTTTTCGACTGTTGCCATTTACTACTCCTTCTTCCAACTATTTTTATTTTTTAGAACTTAGTCAAGTGTTGCCATCAATGTTGCTGCAACCATAACCTCTGAAGAGTTATTTGCTGTAGTTACATTTAGGTCATACTTTGATGTTGAAGCATTCCACTCAACTGTTACAGTTGCTAATGGTTCTGTTGATGTGTAGATTGTGCCGTATTCGACAACTGCTACTCCGTTTGAACCATCTACTGTTGCAAGAACTTCAGTCACATGTGAATGACGAGTTCCTCCAACTGATGCTGTTACACGAACAAGGTACTTCATGCTTCCCTCGTTTGTTCCTGCTGAGTGACAGGTAGCCTTTGAAGCAGTTGGAACATCTGTCCAAGTTGCTTCTTCACGACGAACCCATGTGATGTCAATTGACTCTGGTTGAATATTTTCACCAGATATTGCACCAAGTGCACGAGAGTCTGTGAAATACATTGTTCCAGATGTTGATGTTGCTGCTGGATCTTCTGCAAGATCTGCTGTTGTAGAATCTGCTACACCGTTTTCTGCGGTAATAACAAGACCTGTTGGATTGCTCCAAGTGATCTCAATGTTATTCTGTGTAGCGTTAGTCAAAAGATTAACTGCTGAATCCTTTGCACGAGCATCTGTGAAGTACTGTACTGTTCCTTCTGCTACATCGTCTGTTGTAAGGCTGTTTGCTACATCAGTTGCTGCTTGCTGTGCAATGCCAATTTCTGTTGCTGTCTTGTATGCTGACCAAGCCTTGTCTGTAGCAGTGCCATTTGCATCGCTAATCTTCGCATCTGCGTAATCCTTAGCATTTTGCTCTGCATCCGCTGCATCTCCGATGGTGTCCCAAAGACCTGTGTTAGCAGTTACTGCTGCTGATGAGAAGTCTGAGATATCTGCTGAATCAAGACCAGTTACAGAAATTACGCTTGATCCATCAATGCTGATGTTATCTCCAGCAGTTAAGTTATCTTGCTTTCCTGCTGCAAGACTTTGTAGGTTATTGATTGTTTCTGGATCATTATCTATTGCTGCAGCCAACTCTTGAAGTGTATTCAAAAGTTCTGGTGCTGAACCTACAAGGTTTGATACTGCTGTTCCTACGAACGCTGTTGTTGCTACCTGTGTAGTGTTTGTACCTGCTGTTGCTGTTGGGGCAGTTGGTGTACCAGTTAGTGCTGGTGAAGCCAAAGGCGCTTTGTCATCAAGTTGACCCTGAATACCAGATGTTACTCCGTCTACATAGTTCAACTCAGTGGTTGTTGCTGTTACACCATCAAGAAGGTTAAGTTCTGCTGTGCTTGCAGTAATTCCATCAAGGGTGTTAAGTTCTGATGCAGTTGCTGTTAGATCAGAAACATTTGCAACCTGAACTGTAAGTGTGTTGTCTGTGTAAGAAATTGTCTTGTTGGTTAGTGTCTGCTCGTTAGTTGTTCCAACTACCGCACCAGTTGCACCGTGTGCCTCTGTTGCATTGATGTGATCTGTAACGTCTGATGCTACATCATCTACATAGCCTCTTGTTGCAACCTTTTCTGAATCTACGTACTGAAGGTTTGTTCCAGCATAGATATTTGAACCTTCAAGACGAATATCTCCATTAGTGGACTCAAGCACAATGTCGTCATTTGCAAGAACCCGAAGATCATCTGCTGCATTCAGTCTAATATCTTCAGCATTAATCTGAACATCCATGCCATCAATGTTCTCAATGATGAGATCGCCATCATCATAAATGCGGCCAATTTCACCAATGCTGATTTCGCTTACTGTAATATCGTGTGCAGCAAAATCTCCATTTGCATCACGCTTTACAACTGTGTCTGGTGTGTTCTCTGATGTTGCTGTACCACCAATAAGACCAACAATATAATCTTGGTCTGCTTGCTTCTTTGTAAGAATGTCTAAACCATTGATTGTACCTGTTGTACCTTCAACTACGAGTCCACTCTTAATCTTAAAATCTTTATTTACTGTTGCCATTTTTTATATCTCCTTTTATTTATGCCTTAAGTCCCATACGAGCAAATCGTACAGTGACTGGCTTGATCGCAGGATCTGGAGTGACTGTAATAGCCACGGTATTTCCAGTGCGAGAGACATTAATGGTGCCAATATTCCCATCATTGTCGATTGTTCCATACTCGCTGACTGATACATTTGTACCGTCAACAAGAATTGTCATTTCAGTTGCGTAGAAGTAGTTATCTCCTGCTGTAGTCTTTGATATTGAAATAATATACTTGACCATACGCCAAACTGTAGCGTCAAAGTTATCAATAACAGTTACGTTCTCAATACCATTGATTGTATTTTCATTATTACCCGCAGATCCTAAGTCTGTTGACTGAGAAACAAGGGTGTCGATTAAATCTACATAATTTTCTTGAGTAGGTCTATCTCCTGTTTGGAATAGACTCTTAACTGATGGAATTGATATTTTAGCCATGTCGTAATTATAACCCCTATTTTTAAATAATACTATTACAAAAGATAGTTGCTGTAGCCAATAATTTGTAATGGAATAGGAGGTGGATTAGTCTTAGAATAGCCAAATACACTTACATTGGTAAACTGAACCCTGAATGGCAAAACCTCTTGAACTCGTGCTTTTGGTTGAATATGATCTATTCTAATTCGTCTTAAATCAAGGTCTGTTATCTGTGCATGCGCTAATTGATGTGTTGGCATTACTGTGTTACATCTTCAATAATAACCATTGACCCTTTGGCTACCGTCCAAACTCTGGCTTCTGATAGAAGTTCTGTGAGTTGTATGTCGAAGATATCTCCTGTCTCAAGAAGTTCTGATTGTGCTGATGTAAGGTTTACAGTAAAACTTCCTTCTGTGTCCTGAAACTCAATTGGCTCAGGGGATAGAGAAACAATAACTTCGTCAGTTGAAGGACGATAAATATCCATTGCAACTTCCCAGTCATCAAGAAAAAGTGGCTCTCTTGCATCGTTTGTTACATAAACACGAAATGCTGCTGAATCTCCACGAACAACTGTCCAACGAATTTCTGGTGGTGCTGCACCAAGTGCATAGGAGTCTGTGGGTTGATTTCTAAAGGTTGCCATAATGTTATTATATCACGACAATCCGTCTTTGAGTGCTCCCCATGTACCGTTGCCTTTTGTCTGAACAACTAACAGTCCTTGTGTTCCTTGAACAGCAACTACAGCAACATATCTTGCTGGACCAGTCAAAGGCCTTCCACCAACAAGGTCTCCGCTAGAATTAATATAAACCTTAGTTCCTGGTGCACCGATACCTGTTGTGTTCATCTGCAAAACTCCAGATACAACAGCAACTCCATCACTTAGTGCAGGAATTCCTGTCTGTATTAAACCAAGTATTGGTGAATCTGGATTATGAGTAGAACTTGATGGATTATATTTTTCTACTGTTGTCTTCATCTGTCCACTATGAGAAACATTTCCTGAAATATACACGGGGGTTCCAGCAGATAGTGTTGAACTAGTATTGTTTCTTACAGGAGAAGAAACACTAGTCATTCCTAATGGTGGCAAAATATTATTTAAAGCATCTACCAATACCTTGAAATCTCCATGCACATTTACTGGATCTGAAGCAATAGGATACTTCATTGTGGGGTAATTAGATGATGACATAGGCATGATATTTATTATACCACCCTATCTTAGCCAACTAACCACGGCATACCTTGTTCCTTCAACAACTGGAACAACAGAATGATTGTAAACATAGGTTGAAGGAAACACTAAGAGTTCATTTGCCACTGGCTTATATTTTATATCAAACCTTGGAAAGATAACCTCTCCACCCGTGTAATCATCATTAAAATAATAGACAGTCGACATTCTTCTATGGTGCATTTGGCTATCGTCTATATGGTCAACCACATTCTGACCTGCACCATATTTTAGAATTCCGTAGCAGTCATGCCAAGTTGTTGACAGATTGTATTCAGACTTATAGTCTGCCTCTAAATCTTTAAAACCAGACAAGAATGCATTTGAGAGTTCTGCTCTAAATTCATAATACTCATGTATTGATTCTGTAATGATGTGATCTCTATACTCAATATACATTGCATCTGTATCTCTTATCTTCTTGTCTTGCAACTGAACTCCGTCTACAACAGATAGGGCAAGATCCCACTTTTCTAAATTTTTAGATACACCGTTTTCAATTTTTTGAAGAAGTTCTTCATGATTTTCAAGAACATCTGAGTACACAACAATTCCTGGAGCAAGTGTTCTTTTATTAATTGCTTTGCTCTTATTCATTTACTTCCTCACCAAATCTTTTAATTATATTTGTACCATCCCAAATATCACCAGCCTCTGCTTTCTGGCCTTCTGGAACATTGATCACGGTTGTTTCACTTTCAAAAATTGCCTGAAGTTGTTCGTCAAGGTATGTTCCAGTATCACCAAACTGAAGAAGAACAATAACGTTATTGCAGATATAAGCATATACGCTTAGTGGGGCATCTTCTATTGTTCCTTCAAATACCTGTCCGCTCATTACTCTAATTTTGCCTATTTCTCCGCCAGAAAATTTTTCACCGTCCCATACTGCACCACTCTTAGCAAACGCTTTGTGCTCTGTTACATTTTTTCCAACTATAGGGAATTCACTCTTAATTGCATCTTGAAGCCTTTGCTCTCTTTCAGGAAATGGGATGTTGGGCAATGTTTGCCAAACTTGCCACATATTTTCACTATTTTTTACTATCAAAGCATACATTAGACTTCTCCTTTACTCTATAATTCTACCATACAAAGCGCATAAAATACTAATAGGACAACTATACACCCAAATTTGACTTTTGGCCCAAAAACATGTTATACTTGGTAGTAACACCTACCAGGGTGTTATTGTTTTCTAAGGAGGAAACTATGATTAAATTTATCGAAAGAAACAAAGAGATCATTAGCACACTCAGTATCGTAGCACTTGTCAGTGTATTTTCTAATGCTGCTAATGCTACCCCAGAACTAAGTACGAAGAATAACCTTAGCCTTGAACAGGCTCAGACATCGGACACAACCTCGAAAGAGGTTTTTTTGGTTTCTAAGGAAAAAATGTTGGAGAGTTTTGCAAACAAGACATCTCTTACAGATTTAGAACTAAAGAAGATGCTGTCTCTAGTTGGCTTCAAGGGCCAAAACCTTGTTGAGGCTTGGGCTGTAGCAAAGAAAGAATCTAATGGCCGTCCATTTGCTTTTAACGGAAATGAGAACACTGGAGACTCTTCATATGGAATATTCCAGATCAATATGATTGACTCGCTTGGTCCAGACCGTAGAGACAAGTTTGAGTTATCGTCAAATGCTGAACTTTTTAACCCAGTCCTAAATGCACAAATTGCACACCACATGAGTAATGGTGGAGAGAACTGGACTGCCTGGAAGGGCATGACTCCAAGGACTAAGTCCTGGATGTCTAAATTTCCTAAATAGTTTTGCTCCAACTTCCTGACATTTTTTCATTAAACGTCCAAAAAGATGCTACGGTATATCTTGTGCTGTTTTCTACCTTAGTTACACCATGAGAATGTTTTGGGTCAGCGGGATGAAAAGCAAACGATCCAGTCTTTGGGACTACCTCTATATTAAAATTAGAGTAGTATGTGTGTCCGCCAGTATAGTTGTCATTTAAATATATTACAGAACCAAAACTGCGATGATCGTGACCTATTGCCTCTGTATCACTCATGTCGTCTGAATGTGGTCCTTGCTCCATTCCCTCAAACCATCGAACAACCTGAATAGAGTCCGAATAAAGAGGATAACCGATACCATATTCTTCTTTTATTTTATTCATAGATCTGTTATTAATATCTAAAAGAATATTTGCAGCATGTTTGTCATGTTTTAAAAATGTAGAATAGTTTGTTATTCTATTATCCCAAAACTTATATCCAGCACCCTCCCATAGGTCTATGGCAACTGCAGAATTAATAAGATATTCGCAATCTTCTTTTGACAAAAAGTTATCTATAACTTTTGCACTAAACATTTTTGTCTGTTGAATTCTGCTCTTTGATCCAAATATATGTTTTCTTAATTCCTTCTTGCAGCGTCATAGAGTAGTCCCATCCTAATTTTTCTCTTACAAGGTCGTTCTGAGAATTTCTTCCTCTAACCCCTAAAGGTCCTGGAATATGCATCTTGCTTAAAGTCTTTCCTTCAACGCTACAGGCAATATCAACTAACTGATTTATTGTAACCATTTCCTCAGACCCAATATTAACGGGACCAGTAAAGTCTGACTTCATAAGTCTTCTTGTTGCCTCTATGCATTCGTCTATGTACAAGAATGAACGGGTTTGTTCTCCATCCCCCCAAATTTCTATAAAACCATCTGACTGAATAACTTTTCTACATATTGCTGCTGGTGCTTTTTCTTTTCCACCGTCCCATGTTCCTTCTGGGCCATAAATATTGTGATATCTGGCAATTGCTACTGGAATCTTATTATTTTTGTTAAAGGCTAAAAACATTCTTTCGCTAAACAGTTTTTCCCATCCATACTCGCTGTCAGGATCTGCAGGGTATGCATCAGACTCTTTAAGCCCAGGGTTGTTAACATCTAACTGCTTATAATCAGGATACATGCAGGCAGAACTTGAGTAAAATATCTTTGTCTTGTTCATGTCATATTTTGCGTTTAATCTTGACTGTGATCTAAGAAGATTAAGATTTATTAACGCAGAGTTTTCCATAATCTGAGAGTCGTTGTCTCCAGTAAATATGTATCCTGCACCACCCATGTCTGCTGCGAATTGATACACTTCATCAAAGGATGTTATTAGTCCGTATGGTATCTCAGAATAAAAGTTACCAGCGTATCCCTTAAACTGAACAACCTTTTCCATATTTTCATATACTGATAAATCTCTTTCAATAAACTCGTCTGCCTGTGTATCAGAAAAGTCTGGATGCTTTAAATCTACACCACGAACCCAATATCCTTCTGACTTTAATCTCTTTACCATGTGGCTTCCTATAAAACCACCTGCCCCTAACACTAGCGCTGTCTTCATGATATCCTTGACTCCTTCCACTCTCTCCACCACTGTTTTGTAAAACTGTCTTTGTCATTATAGCCATTCCAGGAATATGGGCCATCTTGAGCATGCTCTTCTTCCCCGAATATTCTCCATTGTATATCTCTTTTTTGATTTAATCCTCTATGAATATATCCAGTGTATGTACTTCCTGGGCTTCCGATAAAATCTTTACTATAGTGCATCACAAGATTATTTAATATACCAAAAGAAACCTCTTCTTTAAACCTAAACTCTCTAAAATCTTTATAAAAATTATTTAAGATGTATTCGTCTAATAACAAATAGTTATATGATGAATTTTTTATCAATTCGCTATCTGGCTGATCAGTACACATCACAATAGGAAGCCTGTTGTTTATTTTATTAATACCAGAGTCTAGAATGTTATTATCTGGATCAAACATTTTTTTATGGTCTGTAAGTCTAAAATGTGCCCCATTAAAATCTCCTATAGATAAGGCTATTTTTTCTGCAAGTTCGTAATATTCTGG